GACCGGAGCCGCCAAGCGGTGGAGGCCCGGTCAGACCAAGCGCGACCTCAAGAAGGGGCGCTTCCAGCTCGTCGCAGCCTGTGCGCAACTCTTCATGCTCGCCATCAAAGAGCAACGTGACCAACAGAACTGGTCCGAAGCCACCAAGATTCTCCGCGTAAACGGGGACCGTAACAAAAACGACATGTCCAAGATACTCGTCGAAGTTCCGCCAGACCAAACCAGAGGGGCTTAATGCCTACCGACACCACTGACCAAGTGCCAGGGGAGCCCTCCAAGGGGGGGAGACCACTGAAAGAGATTGACCTGGACCAAGTTCGCCGTCTTGCGTCAATTATGTGCACCATGGACGAGATGGCGGTGGTCCTCAAGTGCTCGGTGGACACCCTGGAGAGGCGTTTTGCGGGAGTCATTAAAGAGGGGCAGATGGAAGGCAAGATGTCCTTACGCCGTGCCCAGTTCGCCGCTGCGCACGGACGAGCCGAGAAGCCCGCTCAGTACCTGCTCGACGCCGATAAAAAGGTCCAGCTTGATGGCAAGGGCAGACCAATCGTGGTTGCCCCTTTCCAAGAGATGGTAAAAGCTAATGTCACAGCGCAGATTTGGCTGGGCAAACAGTACCTAGAACAGACCGACAAGGTTCAGTTCGGTAAAGGAGAAGGCTTTGACTTTGGAAAGTAAACTGAAAGAGCAACTTGGTGGCCGGGTGCTGTCCAACCTTCCTGAAGGGGAGCGCGAATGGGTCAAGGAACTACTCGACTGCGTGTGCGAGTCCGCTGAAGGCATGTCCCTGAAGGGGTGCACTGACATTAAGGCTCAAGCTTATACCGGCTTGGTTGCCAATTCGCGTAACGCGCTTATGAGGGCCGTATCCAATTTACCCTCCGGAGAGGACGTATTGGATGAGCAACGTGACGCGATTCCCCGGACGGATAAGCCCGCAGGAAATTCTGGACCTGGCAAAGGACGCCATCGGGCCAAATGACCACGTGGTCGTCATCATTCTCAGTGACGAGCTTGGCATCCAGTTCCTCTGTACCGACTTGAAGATCGGTGACCACTGCTACCTCCTCAAGGAGCACGAGCTTCGAGTGGACCGGATGTTCGACGTTGACTGCGACGGCGACCCGGAGGCCGGGTGAAGAAGCGCATACGGCTGGACACCGACGACATCCCTTTCCAGAGCGAGTTCTTCCATTGCGATAATTACTTCAAGCTCCTCCTGTCCGCAGGCTTCGGGGCAGGCAAGACCTACATCCTGGTCATGAAGATGTTCAAGCTCATGGACCAGAACCCCGGCTGCGCTGGCGGTATCCTTGCTCCCTCCTACAAAATGTACAAGCGGGACGTCCGGCCCACTATCCGGGAGATCTGCTTCGCAAACGGCATCCGGTTCGAAGAGAACAAGGCCGATGGCTACTGGTACTTCCCCGATGCGGGAGCCACCGTCTACGTGTTCACCGCCGAGGATGACGGGGACTCCATCAAAGGCCCCAACCTGGCCTGGTTCTGTATCAACGAGGTCTCCCTGTGCTCGCACAGAGCCGTGATGATGGCGATTGGCCGCGTCCGCCTCAAGAAGGCCAAGGTGCTCCAGGTGGCGATGTCCGGTACTCCCGAGGGCTTCAACTGGACCTACGAGGAGTGGATCCAGAACACCCCGGACGATGTGAAGGTCATCTTCGGTGACTCGCGTCTGAATAAAAAGAATGTGGCCGAGGTCTACTTCACAAACCTGGAGAACTCCTACGACGAGCTGATGCGGCAGCAGTACATCGGGGGGCAGTACGTCAACCTCTCCGGTAAGCGCTGCGCCTGGGCCTTCAACCGGTTCAAGCACACCAAGCCGGACATCGAGAAGATTCCTGGTCTGCCTGTCTGGGTGGCCCTCGACTTCAACGTAAGCCCGATGGCTGCCACCCTCTACAATCGGCTGCCAAATCTCAAGATGTGGGACGGCGTGAGGTACGAGCACCTGCTGCGCGGGTTCGCTGAGATAGCTATCCCCTCCTCCAATACCTGGGAAGCATGCGCCGCCATCAAGACCCACCTGGAGAAGGACCACTACGGCCGCATCCTGGACGAGGTCATCGTGTACCCAGACCCTACCGGGCGAGCGCGGAGCACCAAGTCTAACTACTCCGACTTCGACATTCTCAAGGACGAGGGCTTCAAGGAGCTGAGGTACAAGGGAGTCATCTCAGTCAAGGATGCCCTGAACTCCCTCAACGGCTTCATTTCGAAAGGGCACTACGTGCTAAACTCGAAGACATGCCCTAACACTATCGCCGACCTGGAGCAGGTAGTGTTCAAGGGTTCAAGCTTTGAGCTGGACAAGTCGAACTCCAACCGGTCCCATTGGCTGGACGGAACAAAGAACATGGTCGATTACGAGTTTGGTATTAAGCGCTCAAGCGCAAGAACGGAGAGAGTCCGATGACACCTTTTTCAAACGAGTCCCAGCTTCTCGAGGAAGACTTCCGCATGGCGATCATCAAAGAGATTGTCCAGGGCCCGGAGAACCTGGAGCGCAAAGGGGCGGAGTTGAAGAAGGCGGAGATCTACAATGACCAGAATAAGAAGTGGGTCATGATTGAGGTCCAGGCGGAGGGTTACAAGAAGGAGACCATCGCCCAGATTCGCAACCGTGCCACCAACATCTCTGTGGCCAAGAAGATAGTGAACAAGCTGGCCAAGACGTACGTTGGTGGAGTGGAGAGGAAGTTCAAGACTCCCAAGTCCGCAACGCCTGCACCTCCTCCGGCAGACCCGAAGAAGAAGGAAGGGCCTACTCCCGACCAGGTGAGCTTGGATGCCATGGTGGACATCCTCAACTTCAACACCCACATGAAGAATTGGGACCGCAAGCGCCAGCTCCACCGTAACACCCTGATGAAGGTGGTCCCCTATAAGGACACCCGAGAGACCCGCCTTCAGATGAAGGACCAGTACGAAATCCAGCTCCGTGCTTTGGCTCCCTGGCAGTACGACGTCATCGAGGACCCTCACAACAAGGAGAAGCCTGCGGTCGTCATCCTGTCTGAGTTCTACGACCGCGCGTTCTTCGAGCGCCTGGACATGACCGGCACCCACGCCAACCAGCACGGCGGTCCGGACGGCAAAGACCAGATCATCGCCGACTCCCCAGAGGACGCTGAGTCAGAGATGAAGAGCAGACGCTTCATCTGGTGGTCCGAACAATTCCATTTCACCACGGACGGCACCGGCGCTATTGTGGAAGGGCCGCCTGACCGAAGGAACCCGATCGGACGGCTTCCGTTCGTGAACCTCGCAGGAGCCCAAGACGGAGCCTTTTGGTCAAAGGGTGGCGAGGATGTCACCGACGGCTCGGTCCTCATCAACAAGCAGATGACCGACGTGAATTTTATTTCGTTCGTACAGGGCTGGGGCCAGATGGTCATCGCAGCCCGGAACATCCCCAAGAAGATGGTCGGAGGGCCCGACAATGCTTTCATCTTCGAGAAGCAAGACCCGACCGAGACGGTACAGGTGGAGTTCGCTACCTCTCAGCCGCCCATTGAGAAACATCTTGAAACGATTCGCATGGCGGTGGCGATGCTCCTTTCCACCAACGGCCTTTCCACTCGGCACGTAGCGGCGAAGCTCGATGTTGTCACTGCCCCTTCCGCTATCGCGATGATGGTGGAGGACGCTGAGGTTGTCAGCGACACGAAGGATGTCCAGGTCTCTTTTCAGGACAAGGAACCGGAAGTGTGGGAGCTGGTGAACCTCTGGTGGAAGCTCTTCCAGCCAAACGGGTGGCTTATGCCCAAGCAGCAGGAGATCGCCCCGCTTGGGTCCACTGAAGTGTCCGTCAAATTCCACGAACAGAAGCCTCCGGTCACCGACAAAGAGAAGTATGAGACCATGAAGCTGAAAAAAGAAATCGGGCTAGCAAGCCATGTGGACCTCATCCGTCAGGACCAGCCGGACCTCACTGAGGACGAAGCCAAACAGAAGGCCGCCGACATCACCGCTGAGAAGACAGCTAATACCCTGGCCTTTGGACCACCAGCAAACCCAGCAATTGCTGGAGCAAAACCAGGCGAACAAAAACCTGGCGAGCCTTCTCCTGTCCCACAGGACGAATCCGATTTAGAATGAACGCTTTTAGAAAGACCATATTATGGTGAGGATCATCCCCAAGGAAGTGTGGGTCACCGAACGAAAGCAGGCACCGCGGAGCATTCGCGTCTCCATGGAATTCGAAGTAGTGGATTTCAAGGACGAGGCGGAGAGGATTCGCATAGCCAAGCTCGTCATCAGGCACCTCCACGTGAGTATGAGGAACGCGACGGACGGGCTGAACGACACCATCCGGGTGGTCCTCAATGCCAACGATTAAGTTCGAATTCAATCCTTTCAAGGTGCTCGGCCTCGAGCTTTCGGAGGACGCTGATAAGGCGGACGTTCTGGAGCGAGGGGCTGAGTTCCTGAAAGACCAAGTCCTGAAGTACATGGGCCAACAGAATTCCCCGGTCGGCGGGTACGGCACCTTCAAGGGCCTGACCAAAGAGTACGCCCGCACGAAGAAGGCAGGCGGAGGGTCTCCTGTTCCTAACCTGGAGTTCTCCGGGAAGCTCAAGGACGCGATCGAGACCTACACGACTGAGAACAAGATAGGCATCCGTGTTAAGGGTAAGCAGGCCCTGGTCGCCGACGGCCACTGTAACCACTCCGGCGAATCTAAGATCCCCCAGCGCACCTTCATTCCCGCCGACGGCGAGAACTGGAAGCCCGCCATCCTCAGCGGTATTGGGCGTATCATCAAATCATCATGAGTTTCAAAT